ATGGAAGTCTTGGAACTTATGCTCATAAGACCACGGCGATGCAGACTTTACGTCATCTACCTTACCGTCTAGTATCATGTCATACTCTCCGCTAATCTCCTTACTTTTTCCTAATTGTAATGCAACCCTTTCGTTGTCTTGGAAGTCAACCTTAGCTGCACGTAGGATACCCTTGAACACAGCCTCTACAATATCACCAATCATCATGTTGATCTTGAAGGATACAGGCTTGTCCGTTTCTTGGTCAGGGTAGTTCTTCTGCATCCAAAGCTGACAGGTAGGACGCCCAATGTTGGACATCCTCAGTTTAAACTCACGCTTCTTAGTGTCATCTTGAAACTGTTTGGTAAGAGCCTCACGTACATCATCTGCTACTTTGTCAATAACATCGTCAGGCATAGAGGCTTTACCATCAAGCACACCTCTAAGGAATGAGTGGACAGCTAACTCTGCTACGTGCTGCATTACTCAAAGTCCTGCACGTCAACGATCTTGGAAACGATATCTTGTTCTTCATCAGAGATACGCTCCACGTTTAACTCTTCCCACTTGTTAAGAATGTACTCGTTGTTACGCTCAACGTAATCAATAAAGTTACCTAGCGTATCGTTATCACCATCAGAGAAACCTACGGTAGCACCTAATGATGCACTGATAACTGCAAACATATTACCGTTAGGCATTGATCGTGTCTCAGGGGTTAGGCCTATCAAGTTCTCAACTGGTGACACACGCTTAGTCATAAGCTTACCGATAGTTTCATCCAAAGACTTCAAGCTTTCTCTGTTCTTTACATCGAACACGACAGGCACTTCACCGTTGTGCTCTACAGCATCTTCGCCATCTTCTGTGAAGGTATCACCAAAGGTAGCCATACCCATCAGAACCTTCACACGACTAACACTACGGATAAAGTCTTGCTGGTCTTTAGGTAATGCGTTAAAGTCTTTGATGTACCCTGATGGTCGGCCTAAGTTAAACGTACCTAGTGTATCCTTTAGGTCTGCGTTTAAGTTAGTAGACATCACAGTACGTTGGAAAGCATTGACTGCACTATCCCACTTCTGCCATCGTTGCCGTTCAACAAAGAAGCGCACACTGATTGACCGACTAAGGAACTCATCATCTCCTTTCTTGATCTTGAAGACAGGTGAGTTGGCTACCTTACCGTCTACTACTTCTTGGATCACTCCTGTGGTGACACGATACAAGTCTGATGTTGGTTTAGATGTACCAGTACCAGAAGAAAAACCCATTGCATCTGCTAGGTTCATGTTCTGTACACTTAGGGGAACTACGTTATTCATTCTATGTCCTTTCAATTAAGTTAGAAGCCATGTTATATCACTAAACGTCTACTGTGTCAAGCCAATTGTTACCTATCTTAGCTTCTAATAACATAGGTACATTCATCTTTACATTGTAGGCTCTCTCAATCAAGCTACCAAGGTTGTCATTGAGGTCGCTAACTATTTGTAATACTTGATCTTTCTCATCTGGATGTACGTCTATAACCATAGAGTCATGCACACTATTTACAATGCATGAGTGATAACTATTAAGTCTATCATCCATTTCGTTAAGAACAACCGGGACTACATCACCTGTAGCAAAGCCTTGAACAGGGTAGTTCTTAATCATAGTGAAGTGAGATGGCGTACCGTTAGGCCTACGTGTAACATCAGGGAAGGCGTACTGCCTACCACTTACGTTGGTGATCTTGTTAAACCTAACAGCTTCATTGCCTAGCTTCTTGTGCCATTCAGCTATGCCTTTGTACTTCTCAGTGAAGTGTGTGTAGTATGCAGCCTCTGCTTTACTTCTGCCATACCCTGTTGCCCCAAAGAGAGGGGCGAAGGTATGGGCCTTGGCATCTTGACGTGACGTAGGTTGCCCTGCATCACTGATGACCTTAGCAGTGTAGCTGTGTACATCGAACCCCGTATCAATCTCATCCATAGCAACCTTGTCTTGTGCAAGGAAAGCTGCGACACGAAACTCAAGCTGAGCAAAGTCACACTCCATTATCTGACCGCCATCCCAGCGAGAGATAAACACACGCTTTACGGGGAAGGTTCCACCTCTAGGCATGTTTTGCATATTGGGGTTTCGTCCAGAGAATCTACCTGTACTGGTGATATGCTGGGTAAGGTTGACGTGTAGGAATCCGTCTTGTTTAGTGTAGGTTGAAATACCATCCACAAAGCTACTGAGATAACTGCTAATAGCACTAAGCCTTTTAACATCCTGTAAGAACCTCTTTGCTGAATCCATCCCATTGTTACTAGCGGTTGCAATAAGCGCATCTAGTTTATCCTTTCCTGTTGCGAAGCCATTATAGCTTATCCATTTTCTACTTGGCGGTGGGTTAAACCCTAGCCCTGCCATCTCTTTAGTTTCTTTAAGTCGGTAGCCTTTGCCACCACAATCTTTACATACGTTTCCTTTCTTGAATAGTGTACCATCCTTCTTAGTCTTGAAGGTCTTACCCTTACCGTCACATGTACTGCAGTGTAAGGGTATAGTCTTTAACATCAGGTTACTGTTAGCTGATATGATTGACTTGTAGTCCTCTGGTTTGTCAGCGTACTCAAACAAGTCTGACCATTCTCTTTTGTTGTGTATCTTACGACTAAAGATAACCTGCGATAGTTGCTCTGGAGAGTTTAAGTTTATAGGTGTAGCACCCATTAAGGTTCGCACCTCTGAGGACAACCGGGATTCGATATCTGCTTTTTCCCGTTGGAACTCATCTCGGACGTGTTCAAGGGCGGGTTTATCCACCCTGATTCCAGACATGTACATTCGTCCCAAGGTGCGGCAGGTACGGAAGGTAATGTCCTGAACACTTCTGAGGGAGTGGGCGGTGGGGTCGGCATAGTCTTCTTCGATGGACTTGTACAACTCACCAGTAGTACGCAAGTCAAGCTCAAGGTAGTGACTGAGTTTATCCAAGGGTATCTCATTTGTATTGTATCCTTTCTTGTAATACTGCTTTAGCGTATCATCCTTTTGATGATCTAAGTTTCTGCGTATTGCACATTGCTCTAAGCTAAGCGGTTGTTTCTGACCACGCTGCAAGATATACTCCGAAAGCATGGTGTCGTATATATCTCCATCATATTTAAAACCACTAGCCCACAACCAAGACAGATCATATTGTAAGTTGTGACCTATGAGTAGTGTTGTTGTGTCTAACCATGCCTGTAGTTTAGCTTTGTTTTCCTCTGAGTCATTGCGCTCTGAGTGATCAAAGCAAAGTAAATCCTTTTCGTCTGTCTCTAAGCACAGCACACCCACCTCTGTCAGCGTGTTGGTAGGTTCAAAGGGATCGTTAAATATCTTACCGTTACGTAAGGTAATGCTATTCTCTACGTCTAGTACTCGTTTCATTATGCCATGTACCTCGCTCTTGCTCCATCTAGTTCGCAGTGTACAACACCGTGCCATCCACCACGTAACTTGTTCTTAGCTATGTTAAGGTGTCGCTGTGTGTCTTGCTCATCTTGCCCTTCGACTACAGGGTTCTTAGCAATAAGGATCATAAGGTCAGCCTCTGCTGCCTTGCCTGTCTTACTGCCTTCCATCATTGACTGATCCACGTACACCTTACCTTCAGCTACAGCAGACAACTGAGACATCCATATGATTGCACAGTCATACTGCTTCGCAATATTCCTAGCATGTATCGCTGCCTCTTTCAAGTAGATGTCTGACTTATCTGTGTTACGTGTTGCAAACTTGTCACCCATATCAAGCACCAATACATCAGGCTTGTATGCTTTGACTACAGCCTCAACCCAAGACATGTCCTTACCTGTGCTGTCGTATATCTTGATGTTGTCATGCACTGGTTTGTATCTTGTGTTAGCTAAGGCGTAGTTACCCTTGACCTCTTCCATAGACATGTCAGTAGCAGCACTCAGATACCTAGCACCTACACGAGAGTAATGCTCTTCGTTACACAGGACGATGCACTTAGCGCCCTGTCTAGCAAACCCATCGTCAGACGCAATGAGAGAGGCGTGGAAGCTAGTCTTGCCTGTGTTGGGCCTTGCCCCTACAATAACTAAGTGACCCCCACTGATGCCCTCTACACGGTTGCGTAGGGACGGTATGTTAAACTTCCACTTAGACTGTACATCGTTAGCCTCAAGCAAACTGTCAATAGATATGTCACCCCAATCTATCTTGAGGTTAGGCATGAAGTCATCCTGATAGTTGGACAAGAGTTGACGCATAGGCTCTAGTGTTTTCTCTGCTCCATTAACGTACTGGAAACCTAGCTTAGCAATCTCTTCTCCTACTACCTGTTGAAATAGTTTTGATAGTACCTCTTGTGCAATCTCCTTTGATAGTGGTTTCTCTCTGTCGATCTTCTTAAACAAATCCTTGTACATATCTTTGTTAGATGTAGTAAGGACATTGCGTGTAAAGAACAACGCCTCAAGCTCAGCAGGTGTGATAGTCTTATCGTATTGCTGCATAGCGTAGTCTAACGTGTTCTTTATCTTACGTAGTTCTGCTGTGAACAACTTGTCCGGGGTACGGATACCCTTGTGGTCTTCGTAAAAGTCCCTGTCAAGTAGTGTTCTTATCAGAGCGATTTCCATTAGCATCTCCATAAAAAATATAAGGTACAACTCTTCCTGTCGCCCATCGTTTAGCTTCTTCTTCTGCTTCCCACCTGTTGTTGAACACCCATACCTTATGGTCTTCTGTCCAAGGGTTCTCTTTACGGACAAAGGTGTACTCACCTAGTTCAATCTCAATCTCTACTGCATAAGTCATTGCTCTCTACCTCACTAATGCTTCCCATGATACGGGGAACAGTTCACGCATTTTACGGCTGATCTGTACAGCAACACTCTGTGTCTCTGCTTGTGTATCAGAAGCACAACGTAGGTTACACATATCAGCAAAAGCATCTAGTGAACCAGACCAGTACCACTCAGTCATCGTGGACTGTGGTAGTACCATACGTGCCAACTCAGGTGCGGCCCCATCATAGATCATCTGGTCATATAGGTCTTTTACCTGACCTATGGCACGATCAAGTTGGTGATGATCTGGTTGCCATATCCCTTCAGACCCTTGCTTCTTATCAGCACTGCGTCCACGCCATTGATCAGGCACATAGAACTCTGGCTCATCGTCAACGTAACGGCGGCTGATTTCATTCCAACGCAGGAATTTATGCTTAACCAATTGCCTTGCAACAAATATAGGTGCTTTGACATGGAAGGATGCAAAGGCATGACCAAAGGGTGATGTATGCTTGTGCTTGGCTAAATATTTAATCAGCTTGGTATCTTTATGTGACAAGACATAGACACCCTTGACCATATCAATACACTCTAGCTCACTCTTCTTACCAAAGCTAACCCTAGCTGCGTTGACCACGCTAAGATCATCACCCATGTGATCTATATATGTTACCTTAATCAAGTGTCACCTCACGTAATACATCTAGTGCTTGCTCTTCAGTAAGGTTAAACCATTCACCCTTACGTTTACCTTTACGTTCTGCTACAGCGTGTGCATCACGCTCAGCTTTGTTACGATCATCAAAGTACACGGCATGGACCAACTCATAGTCACGCATAGGTGAGCTTGTTTGATAACCATTGAGCCTGTCCTCTGCATCAACAGCCTTACCAATCTTGATCCAATCAGGCCATGCCTTGTTGCGGATAGCGTATACATACCCTTCTCTAATCTGCTTGTCTTTCTGTAAGGCGCTGAACGCAGCGTCACCAAAAGATTTGTAGCGCCCCGGTTTGTACAAGGGGTGTGTTTGGGGTATGTACTTACCGTTTACCCACATACGATGCACGTTGCTTTTTGTATTTCTTTTCCTTTGTATTTCTGCACTACTACTAACGTCTTTGCCTTCACCTTTGTAGTACTTAGGCTTACCTTTTCTAGGGTTGATGTTTGTCTGTGTCATGTATAACTCCTTTGTGTTTCTCTTTCCGTACTGGTTTAGGTTTC